CCGCGCCGCAGCAATCGCAAATGGCGTGGTCCCAACAATCAACCACCATCACAAATTCCTCCTACCCCGCTGCGTTGCCCGGGCGATCATGGCCGTGATCTGGCCTTCGGACCGGCGGAAACTGTCCGCGTCGGGCGTCGAGATGTTGAACACGATGCCGCCGCCCATCCGGCCGGCGCGCTCTTTCGGCACCACCATTTCGCCGCGCTCCAGGATCGCAGGCACCTCGCCGGCGCGCAGCCCCGGAAAACCGCCATCGTGAAACCGCGGCGCCGTGGCGAAAGCGAGCCCCGGAATTTCCCGGCGCGGACCGCCCGCCCCGACGATGCCGCCATCGTGAAACACGCCGGCGAGCAGCGAGCCGAACGCGCCGCCGGTGTTGGGCTGGCCCGGCGCGCCGCCGAACAGCGGCTGGATCACCGACATCTGGAACGCGACCTTGGCGAGGTCGGCCAGCATCGATCGTGCCAGCTCCTGGAAATTCAGCTTGCCGGTCTGGACGAACTCGTCGAAGGCCCGCGTCAGATTGGACGAGATCGCATTGGCGACTGGCTCGAATTGCTTGAATGCCTCTTCCTGCAGCTTGACGGTCGTGATCGTCGCCAGCTCCTGGCGGGCCTGCTCGAACTGCTGGACCGAGATCAGCCCCTCGCGCAGATAGGACTGCAGGCTTTCCAGCTGCTTGTCGTGCTCGAACTGGATCAGCTCCGTCGTCCGGCCGGTGACGCGCAGCATTTCCTTGTGGATGCGCTCCAGCTCGGACAGCGCGCGGTTGGCCGAGCCCGCCGATCCGCCGCCGCTGCGCCCGCCGCGATCCGGCACGCCCGTGCCCGAGCGGAAGGACGGCGTCACCTCGAAGGACGGCACCCAGCCCCGCCGCTCGATTTCCTGCTCCAGCGCGTCGCGCGTCTCGCGCAGCTTCGCCAGACGGCGCTCGGCTTCCTCGGCGTCGACGCCGATCATGCTCATGAAGTCGCCCGCGCCCATCGGCCCGCGGCGCTCCAGCTTGGCGATCTCCTCATTCACCGAGGCGAGATTGTCGTTCAGCGTGTTCAGCGAGCGGTCGCCGATTTCGCTGAACATGCCGACGGCGCTGTTGACCGCCCGGGCCAGCGCGTTGAAGCCGTCGATCGCCGGGAAGACGACATTGTTCAAAAGATCGGCGAGCGTCTGCGCGAACTCGACGATGATCGGCGCGCCGGCGACCAGCGCCTGCTGGAACTGCGTCGAGATGGCAGCCGACAGCGCCTCGAATTTCTCCTGGATCTCCGGCGCCTTGCGTACCAGCTCCTCGTCGAGGACGATGCCGTATTCGCGCGCCTTCTCGATCGAGGTCTGGATCGCCGACTGCCCGCCAACCAGGAAGCGGCGCAGATCGTCATTCGAGCGCCCGAACGCCGCCGTCATCAGCGCGGCGCGCTGCTGCTCGCCCGAAGCGTTCTTGACCGCCTCGGCGAGAACGCCAAGCTGGCCGGCCAGATCGCCGGTCTGGCGCAGCGCCTTCAGCGCCTCGGGGTTGTAGTTCAACAGCGCTTCATGCAGCGCGCCATTGCCCTGAGCGGCTTCAAAGGCCCGTTCGGCATAGGTCCGAAGCACTTGCGACTGTTCCGAAGTCGCCACGCCGGCGCGCGACATGGCGAAGCTCAACTCCTGGAAGCTGTCGGTCGTGATCCCGATGCTGTCGGCGGCCTTCTGGATGCCGGCGAGCGTGTCGAGCGTGTTGCGGACCATGGCCGTGACGCCGGCGAGCGCACCGCCGCCCGCCGCCAGACGGCCGAAGCTGGTGAACACGCCCTGCAACCGGTTGAGCGGCGCGGTCAGCCCGTCGATCCGCCGCTCCAGCTTCTGGAACTCGGTCAGGATCGAGCCGGTCGATTGCCGCGCCGTGGTCTGGGCCTCACGCATCCCGCGCCGGAACGGCTCGATATTGGCGTGGAGCTCAGCCACCATGTCGGAAGTTGAGGCCATTTGTCAGGCTCGCTTTCGCTCGCACGCTCGGCATCCGCCTCGCGCTGGCCCGCTTGGCCGCGGGCCCCGGGTGCCTCAAGCGAGGCCTGGGTTCGTGGCAGCCAGGGCCCACGGAGCGTTGCTTGCTGAACGCGACCAGGCAAGCGTCGCTCAAGTGGGCTCACGGTCAGTGCGGCGGCGCTGACCCACTAATCCGGATACAGTTCCATCAGCTCGGCGAGGCGGTCGTCGCTCATGCCTTCGGGCGCGGTTTCGCCGAAGCGGGCCGTCAGCGCCGCCGTCAGTTCGTAAAAGGTTGCCGACCAGAAATCGGCGGGACGCCATCCCAGTCGGGCGGCGGCTCCGAGAAACCCGCCCCAGTCGACGAAGCCTGCCCCGGACGCTGATCCGGGGCCCTGCCGTTTCCCGCAGCCTGCTCCGCGACGCGTTTCATGAAGCGGTCCTCACCGACGAAAAAGCTGGTGACGATCGGATGCACCTCCGCGATCACCTGGATCAGCCCCTGCCGGATCAGATGATCCTCCAGCGCGGCGTCGGACGGCGGATCCTCGCAATCGGCCAGCAGAGCCTTGTAGAGATCGACCTGCTCGCGCCCGGTCAGCGCGGCGTTCTCCAGACGCTTGCCCAGCTCGATGATCGGACCGAACCGCTCCTCGATCCGGCAGATCAGCGCAAAGGTCCGGCGGACGCGGTATTCCTGCCCGCCGACGGTGATTTTCGAGGCGTGAGCGGCGTGATCGGCCATCAATCGATCCGCTTCAGACGAACCGCCGCAGCGTCGACATCGGTCTGCGTGTCGTAGCTGAACTGCACCTTGCCGTCATTGGTGCGGATATAGGCCCGCGTGATCGTCAGGATGTGGTCGGCGCCGGCAGCGATGTCCTGGCTGATGTCGGAAACGCTCAGTACCCCGACGCCGTCCTGCGGCGCGGAGGCCGATTGCGCGCTGACCGTCAGCGTGATCGTACCGGTCGTGCCGTTCTTGGTGATCAGCGCGTGGCGATTGTCGTCCGCCGCGACGAAATCATCTCCGGCCGCGTTCGGCGTCGAATAGGTGATCGCCGAGCCGCCCTGCTCGATGTCCTGAACCGTGAGTGTGGCCATAGGTTAAGGTCCTTTACCAAAAGATGTCGACATGTAAACGAAACCGCGAAACGCCAACCTAAGCTGCGGCCGTGTTCGGGAAGAATGCGATGACGCCGGCCGAGCGCCACTGCCCGCGGAACTGAAGCTCCTGGCCGTGCACGCCGGTGAATTCCAGCAGGCCGATCACGAACGGGCCCTCGAAGGTGCCGAGGCCGGGGATGACAACCTGGTAGTCGATGATGCCCGAGGAGCGGCGCGCCTGCAGCAGCTGGACCATCACCGCCGAGGAGACGAATTTGCCGTCGCCGTCAAAGTCGAGGCTGTCCGTGCCGATATCCTGGACCAGCTCGCGCCATTCGCCGTCGCTGTCCTGGTTGGTGACGTCGATCGAGCGGTCGGCGAAGCGGAGCGTCCGCGTCGTGACGCCGGCGATGGTCAGAAAGGCCGTATTGCCGGGGAATTTGGCCTTCAGCAGCACCTCGCGGGCCGCAGTGTATTTCGACATTGAGCTGGCTCCTCTTGATCTTAACGCAATTTCGCTGCGCGCTTGACGGCGTCACGCCAGCGCGCGCGAATTTCGTCCCGGGCCGCCTCGACGCCGGGGCGGAAAAATGGCCGCGCCGCATGCGGATGGCCGTGGCTGTCGCCCTTGGTGCCGAACTCGATCCAGCGCGCCTTGTAACCCTTTTTCTGCAGCGCAGGGGTGAGCAGGCCGAACCGCCAGCCCCCCTCGTTCTTGCGCGAACGCCCCACGGCGCGCGGCGAGGCAAAGGCGTCGCGCGTCTGGCCCGTATCGACCGGCACGCGCGGCACGACATGACGCTGTACGATTTCCGCCGCGTCCTGGTTGGCCCGGTCAATTTCCCGATCGGCCGAACGCACCACGTCGTCGATCGAGGCATTGAACGCGGTCAGTCCGCGAATGGTGGATCTGGCCATCAAGCAGCCCGGCGGTAGCGGCCGCCGCGGCTGCGGGCGCGACGGGCCATCCGGCGCATGGCGCGGCGGCGGGCCTGGACCTTTTCCTTCTCGTCCATGGTCTCCTCAGCCTGGACCGGGTCCGGCTCGGTCGACGTGACAGCCGGTTCGGAAACGGCTTCCTCGACCGTGGCGACGGCGGCGGCGTCCATTTCCGCGATCATCGCATCGATCTCGGCAATGCGGTCCTGCAACTGGTTGCGCTCGTCGACAAGAGACTGGCGCTGATCGACCACTTCGACGACATCCTCGACCGAGGCCGCCGTGTCGCCGCCGCCTTCCTCGGCATAGACCTCCTCGGGATCGATCGCCATGACCTCTTCCTCGGGCATGGCCATGATCTCTTCGTCGGTCAGAGCGGCGATGTCCTCTTTCTTCATGTCCTCGGCGCGAATGCGGCGGTAGCTCATTTTCTGGTTCCCTTCGGTCACACGCGACGCCTCCGCGTCGCTCAAGCGGGTTCACGATCAGCGCGGAGGCGCTGATCCACTCATAAACTCACCCCAGTCTCAGCGATAATCACCATCATCATCGACCGCGTCGGCGGCCGGCGGATCTCGCGAATGTTCAGATAGGCCGGCTCCGGATCGTTCGGCCGGATCCGCCAGGAAATGCGGCTGGCCTCGGTGACGGCGGTCAGCCCGTCCTGCCAGCACTCGATCATGTAGACCACGGCGGCGCGCTGCGCGCCCTGGCGCTCATCCTCGCGCGCCTGCACCGGCTTCACCGACGCCCAGGCCCGCGCCTGATGGGTCCAGTCCACCTCGCCGCCGCCATAGCCGTCCTCGCAGACGGTCGGCGCTTCAAAGGTCAGGAGCTGGTCAAGCTGGCCGATCGGCATCAGAGACCGAGCCCCTGCGCCGTCGACGACGCGGTGCTGACTTCGTAATAATCCGTGCCAGCGTCGATTGCGTCGCCCACCGCGTTGCTGTAGTCCCGCGCCGCCCTTTCCAGCTCGCGCTGCAGATCCTGCCCCTGGCGCGTCAGACGCTCGCCACGCTGGCGCTGCTCTTCCAGCTCGCGCTCGGCGGCGGCAAAATCCTCAAGCGCATTTTCCAGATCATTTTCGATGTCGGCCAGCTGGCCATCCAGCGCCTCGACCTCGCGCCCGAGACGTTCCGTCGTGGCGTAGTCCTGAGCCAGAAATTTCTTGAGCGCGGGCATCAAATTCTCCCAATCCTCAACGGCGCGATCAGCGCCTCGACCGCGAAGGGCGCGCCGCGCGGAATGTCCTCGCCCATGTCGCGGCGCAGATACCAGTGGCCGACCAACAGCTTGATCGCGCTCTTCAGCGTCTCCGGTACCGCGCCAGCCGCGCCGTAGCCGGCCGTGAAGGCGATCCGGACCGCGTAGGGCTCGTAGCGCGTCGACGGCCATTGCTGGTCGTATTTCAGCCGGATCATGCCGACGATCGTCGACGTTTCGGCCATGTAAACGTCCGTCGACAGCGTCTGCAGGGCGCCGTCCTGATCGACGTAAGTCACGCTCGCCACCGATTGCAGCGGCGGCAGCGGCAGCTCGATCCGCCCGCAGGCCGGAAAGCAGTCGATGCGGTATTCCCAACCCTGCGTGACCAGCGCCCGCCCGACGATCCCGTCGCGCCCCTCCAGATGCTGCGTCGCCGCATCGATCAGCGCCGTGATGTAGGCGTCGTCGTCGTCATGCAGCACGCGCAGATGCGCCTTCGCCTCGGCCAGCGAGATCGGCGTCTCGGACGGCTCTGACGTTCGGTTCAGCCACATTTTTGCCAGGCTCGCTCTCGCTCGCGCGCTTCGCATCCGCTCCGCGCCGGCCCGCTTGGCCGCGGGCCCCTTGGCCCCGGGCCGCGATCCGGGGCGGGCGCCACGAGCGAAGCCCTGCTAATAATCATCACCAGCGCCGGCCTGATCAGGGGGGCGACCAGACGGGGCGCCGGCGCTGGTGTTACGCTCACTCGGAAAAACGCCGGAAGGGCGCGGGGCCCGGGCGCTAACGCGCCTTCCCTTACTCACCGACCGGCGGCTTCAGGCGTCCGTGGCCCTTCAGGACGTGGGCGGCGATCGCCGTACCGGTGCCGTGCGTGCCGCTGAAGTCGGCGAGCAGCTGCAGATAGCGCTTGTTGCCGATATAGCCGAATTTGTGGACCGAGGCCGCCGCCTTGGCGGAGGTGAAGGACAGGATGATGCCGCCCGTGCCGACCGTCGGCTCGCCGACCAGATCCGCAGCCGTGACCGCGTCGTAGGACACGTCGTCGTCGGAATGGGTCAGCTTGAACTCGATCTTGTTGCTCGTGGTGAAGGTGATGCCGCCGACGCCGACCGAGAGCTCCACCAGCGCGGCGTCGTAACCCTGCAGATCGACCGAGACCTCGGTGTTATCGTCCGTGTAGACCGCGGCTGCGATCGACAGCACCTGGTCCAGCTCCGTCTGAATGTCTTTCATGTTGAAATCCTTCGGATTTGCGCCGGACATCCGTCCGGCTTTGGCCCACTTGGCCGTGGGCCCCATGAGTGCCCCAAGCAGGGCCTGGGTTTGTGGCGACCGGGGCCCGCGGCCAAGCGGGCTCACAACCAGCGCGGAGGCGCTGGCTATCCCAGAATGTAATACGGGATGATGATCTTCCCGACGAGGCCGGCCAGCGTCGCCGAGGCCGTGCCGGTGATGTATTGCGAGGCCGTCATCCGGCGCGTGCCCGCATCGTTCGCCCCGGCGCCGGCCGGAGCCACGAAAATGCCCGACGCCGCGCCGACATCGAGACCGTCGAACAGCGTGTCGCTTGTCGTCGTCCCGTCCGCCGCAACGCCGATATCGACGGTCGCCGCACCGGTTGCCTCGGTGGTCAGATCGATGATCGGCTCATGGACCATGATCGCCTTGCCAGTCGGGTTCTGCCAGGCCAGGACAGCGCCCGCCCCGGTTCCGGTCGCCGCAATCAGATCGACGACATCGTAGAGCATGAAGGTCGGAGCATCGATTTCCGTGCCGTCCGGCAAGACCAGCTTGCCGCCAAACACGAAGGCCTGATCCCCCTGACGGAAGTAGTTTGGAGCCTGATAAGTCATTTATGTAGCCTCGCTTCGCTCGGTCGCCGGACCTCCGTCCGGCTCGTGAGCCCGCTTGGCCGCGGGCCCCTGCGGCGCTAACGCGCCTGAGAAAGATCGGCCGCGAGCCCCGGCCCAGATGTACCGCAAACCGGAGACCGGGCTCATGGCACCCGGGGCCCGCGGCCAAGCGGGCTCACGGCTGGCGCGGAGGCGCCAGCCGCTCAATCAGCTAACAGCGCATTTCAGCAGCTTCAGCGCCTCGAAGTTGTACGCGCCGCCCATCAGCCGCTTGGTCGTGTAGAACTGCACCCAGGGCTTGGCGGTCAGTTCGTCCCGCAACGTGCGGATACCGAAGCGGTCGAGGATGATGTAGGCCTTGGCGAAGTCACCGAAAGCGATCGGGTAGGCGTTCGCGCCGATATTCGGGAAGCGCTCGTCGACCATGACCTGCTTGCCGTTCAGCGTGCCGTCATGGTCGTCGGCGATGCGGTCCTTCCAGAGATACTGGCCCTCGCCGTCCTTGAACATCGAGACGGTCGCCGCCGTCAAATCGTTCATC